CATCTTTCATTTTCGTCGGTCCCCTCCAGGAGCAGTTACGGCTATCGGAATAAAAGCTTCATGTGCAAAGCTTCCCATTGGTTCACCGTATACGCTGCCCCAAGACTTAAATGGAACATTTGTAGTTACGATGGTTGGAAGTCCTGCGTTGAATCTAGATCGTAGAAGCGCATCAAACTGGTTCTCTGCCCAGCCAGTTGCAGTTCTGTGTTCCTTACCAAGGTCATCTAAAACAAAAACCTTCATATTATTAATTCTAGTTGAGTCACCATAGATGCTGTCAAGTAGCGCCTGTGCCACGTCATCTGGCTCTGACCATTGAGCCTTCTGGAGCCGTAGAAGCTTTGGGTAATCCATAAAGCCTCCCCAGTTGGCAGAGCCGGACTCTGACATACCCCTAATCAGGCTCTGCAGGGCCGTAGAGGCGAGAGTAGTCTTACCGTGACCTGGTTCCCCCACCAGCATTACACCCATGCCACAAAGTGGGTTTCCGGGCGTTTGAATGACCTGTCCGCTTTTTACCTTTTCAACCCATTCCATCAAAACTTCTTTGGCCGGGGAGTCTTCAAGGTCTGAGAACTCTTTCCCAATGGTTTTCATTGGGAGGTTGGCTTTGAGAATCTGGTTGCGAACACTAGGTGCTAGATCCTGTAGGTTGTACACCTATTCTCCTCCTAGTAACTTCAACATCTTCTCTTGGTGTGACTGGAACTCTTCGTCCTCATAAACTTTAGTCTTTGGCTTCGTAACAATTCCGTGAACTGTTGGGTAGTAAGCAAAGAACCGTTGCCATAGTGGCTTACCGATTCCCGCATCATGCGTTAACCGGGGATCTGCAAAGAACATACGCATGGCATCTAAGACCGCTAAGCGTGTAGTTCCTTCTCCCACCTGCTTGTTAATCCAAGTAGCCACGTACTTAGCGTTAACTTGAGCCGGTACTCCTGGAGCTGCAGACTCTACGAGAGCGTAAAACTCTGCAACAAGATCGTTGGTAGACCAGAGTTCTTCTGGGGTATTGATTCTGTCACGGCTATCACGCTGAGCTTTGACTGGCTTCTTGTACTTAGCGTTCAACTTAGCCTGGCGATCATCAATCTTTCCTACAGCGCCAACCGCTTCGTCTTCTTCCTCTTTCCAAACCACTGCTTCCTCCTTAAGGGGCGCAGCCCCTATAGTTAAAGATACGTTAGTATCTTTAACTATATTAGTACTAGTAGTTATATCACTAGTAACTATATAGTTGTCTATGTATAGGTGCCCTGAAAACCCGTTGTCGGTAGCAATGAGCTTTTTAGCCTCTTCTGTGAACTTTAACTTGGATACCCACTGCCCATTATTCTGTACCCGGACAGACTTAACGTACTTAAGATCCTTGAGTTCATTGATGGCAGACTGAATAGCGTCCCGACCTTCCAGGACTTCTGCGTTAGAGCGTAGTTCATCCGCCGATATAACTCGGCCCTTCTCTACGAAATAATAAAAGAGCGATCTAGCTCTTAGTGATAGCTTTGGGTTTACAATTGGTCTTAACATAATTATCCTCCTATTACTATCTTACATCCTATCAACCCTGTTTGGCAAGCCACGCTCTTGGCGGGCATTAGGGATTGTGAAGAATTGCTCTACTATGATTGACAGTGTAAGACCCACAAATGTGGATGCTAATGTATAGGCAGCAAGGTATGACCACTTTGCATCTAAGTTAATAGAAAATCCAAGCGCAACTATTAATGCTAATAGTCCACGCCACTTACCAAGTGGTTTGAGTAAACTCTCTACAGCTGTTAATATACAAGCTGTAGCTAACCCAGAAATTATTACTGTGCCCATATATTCATACTACTGTCTAAAGACAGCTCTGTCAATATGGAAGGCTTGGCCTGCAATATATGTGGCCGGAGTGTATGTAACACGCACAATTGCATATGATGCTCCAACTGTGGTAGCAGCTGAGAAAGTATTAGCCAAGTAAGCCCAACGAGTGGTAGGGGTAATTGTAAACGTCTTTGCTCTAGCCGCATCAGTTGACAAAGTATTAGCTCCGCCACTAGAATTTACAGAGTTAACTGTGTAACCACCGCTAAGAGAATCTGTATATACTGGAATGACCGCATTGTTAGCGTCATAGTAGTCAACTCGAAGGGTGTAAGACCCAGTTGAGTTAGAGTTTGCTGGACGAACAGCTACAGAACAATAGTATCCCTGGTTAGGTACAATTGTAATCTTGCCCGTGTTAATTCCAAATGTACGGCTAGCTGTTCCTGTACCTGATGAGGTAACAAGACAGTAGGCCATACCATGTGTTAAGAACTCACCAAACAAAGAGCCTCTAGAAATAACACGAGAGATTACAGCGTTATTTCCTGCCCAAGATCCAAGGTCTTTTTCAAAAGATGCTGATGGAATAAGAGACTCTGTAATGTCCGGGTATGCTGGGGCTGGGTAGCCAGGCTTAACACAGTACGTACTACCTTGAGGCATCATTAAAGATAAGTTGCTAAGCAAACGTGAATACTTAGAATTATAATTATTAAAGTAACTACTGCGACCTGCGCCAGTACTTTGTATTTGACCTACATACATATTTGCAGATGGGTAACCAGGGTTGGCCATAGTTGTAGTAGAAGTAGCTGCAGGATCAACATAGTAACTTGGGATACGTCCATACTCTCCTTGAGCAGCATCAATATGGAAGAAACTTGTTGTAGCAATTGTGTACCCAGGTGGACCACCAGGATAAAAAGATGGGGGTACAGTTAAAGTAATAGTTGCGGTAAATGAAGTTTCACCAGCTACTAGTTGACGTACGTCATATAGTCTAATCCACTGATACTGATCGTGTTGATAGACTTCTACATCAGTATAGGTGCTGTAAGAACTTCCAGTACTACTGCCTGAAGTACCTACTCTATAAATTCCCTCAGCAGCTCTAATAGACATTGCTACTACAAAGTCTTCTCCACCAATAGCTGGGCTAGGAAGATAAACCGTGGTACTTATAGCCGCACTAGTAACTTGAGCTGTACCGCCAGAAGTATACGTTCCGGTAGCTGTACTGGCAATTGTAAATGAGTACACAGATCCGGCAGTCACAGTAGTAATAGCGGTAATAGTCTGGTTATTAAGATTGTAGGCAGTAGGTACGTTGCCCCAAATATTTACAGTATTTCCTACTGCAAAGACCTGAGCAGTACCAGAATATCTATAGGTAACTGCAGAACCAGTATTTGTAATTCCAGTAATGGTTACAGTAGGTAATGTTACCTTACCCATACGTGTACCAAATAAAGGCGTATATGTGGTAGGAGTTATGCTATTTGCATAAGTACCGTTTGCATTTACGGCACGATCTGCTGCGTATCCAGGTCCCGCATCGCTTGTAAGTGTAACTGTTGATGGAGAAGTAGTCCAGTTAGAAGTAGTATCAAATGCTGAGTTTTGAATATAGTTAGAGATGTTTTTGTATTCCCAAACAGTATCTTGAGAAGAAAAAAAGTGATTTGTTGTTGGATTAAATGCGGTTGTAGATTGAACATTTCCGCCACCGCTACCACTAAAGAAATCTTGAACACTAGTTGTGGCCTGCATTAGTACGCCGTCTGTCCATACAGTTTGACCAGGAGTAGCATCTGGATAATAAAGGGATACCTTAGCGAGTGGTAATCCTGCATCTTTAGAGTAAACGGGGGCTACGCTAGATACAGAGACTCGTGATTGAACAGGTACGTATTGAATAGGGTATCCGCCAACTGTTGGGTAATAGTTCGACCCAGACCCTGTGGGTTGCAGGGTATCAACAATAGGGTTTCCACTACCATCAAGAACAGAGTTAGCAACTAAAGTTACTGCAGAACCTTCTGTGTAGTAAGGAGTATTATTGTAGTAATACCCATCAGAGTCATAAAGAGTTGCACTTTGTGCATCTGAAGATTGTTGGGCAGAAAACTCAATACGTGGGATAACCCTACCAAAAGTTGGGTACTCAGTAGATGCGTAAGCACTAAAGGTATAGTTCTCACCTGGTTCTACTGGGAACCAGTCAGATGAAATCCAACCTCCTGTGCCAGATTGAATTGTAAGTTCACCTACACAGCTTCCAGCAACAACAGCTGTATTATAAATAGTTGGGTCTTGAGCAAAAGATCCGTTAGGTGATGCAATCCAACCTCCAACACCCCATTCAAAACTAGGGTTAGGAATAATATTTTCACGTTCTCCTTGAACCACTACACGAATACGGCGTGCGTCCTCAAACTCTAAACTGTTTTGGTACTCAGCTAGTTGGAACATGTCTATATACAAAGTTGTTGCTGCAGCAGTTGTAGGGGTTACTGTAAGAACTACTGTTGCAAATGCGGCGGTAGTAGGGGATGCTTGACCGTTACGTCCTGAATCGTTCTTAGAAGTAAACTCCGACCAAGCAGAAGAAGAAGAGGTTGTAGCTGTAGGTGTAGACGTAGAAGAAATATATTCTCCACGAAGGTTGTACCAGTTAACTACAGTAGATACTGTGGCCGGTGCTGAGTTAAGGTGGCGAATCCAACCAGAAAAAATATAACGAGTATTAATGTTTACCGGAATAGCTAAGTCTTGAAGACTATAGGAGGCACCAGGAAGAGTTAATGTAACGGGTGCATTACCAGTAGCCGTTGCAGTTGCCCCAGTGACTGCTGTACCAGTAGCCGCATTAGTAACAGTAAACTGTGTCGCAGAACGAGTACCAATAATTACGTTAGTTAAGTTAAACGCTGTAGTAGACAATCCAGTAATACTTACAACCTGACCGGCTACAAAAGTATTGGCTGCGGTATAAGTTACTACACCGCCGGTTGCAGAGGCTGCTGTTACAGTAGCTGTGGTTACAGGAATAAGTAAAGATCCATACCCAGCTGCACGTGGAGTACTGAGGCGGTCGTAAATGTATGGGGTAGGGGCAATAAATGCCGCACCAGAATAAAGGTTAGTTGCTAAGGTTCCACGGCTTGCTGTCCAACGACCCGTACCATTTTCAAAAGAAGAATCATTATAGTCAAGCATTAAGTTTGTACCCACTACAATTTTATTTCCCCAGTGAGTCAAAGCTGTTGTAAATACACGTGTCCCAAGACTGGTACCTTTATAAGAGTTGATAGCATTTCCCGCACCAACTAAAGATCTGTGGTATGAGTCTCCCAAAGAAGGTTCGTAATTAAACCCAAAATCAGTAACTTTTTTATTAACAATAACTGATGGTGTATATGAATGGTTTGAGGAAGAAGCTAGTACGGCTCCCTCAACCCGTAGCTTATCGTAAAAAAAAGCATACGCTGAAAGCGTATTAACAAATGCATTATCCCCATCAACTCCTGTAGCATCTCCTAAAGAAGTATCACTTACGTTAGTCCAAGCTTTTGGAAACCAAGAAGTAATTTTTACAAGAGAATTTCTATCTCCCACTACTGTAGTAGCATCTTGTCCACAAAAAATCCATTTAATTCCGTTGTATACCCAAATAGAATATGTAGCATAAATGTCTGAAGCGGTGTAGTTTAAATCAGTATAGCTATTAGAAAAGGCTGTATAAAGTCCTCCAGCAAGTTTAATACCATCATACGGATTATCTAATAATCCGGTAAAACTTTTAACCAACATCCAATGAGTAGGATATGGATCTGTAGGGTCGGAAGTAATGTTTGACCACGTAAGCTTTATTGTTCCATAGTCATAAGACCAAGCTGCTATGTAAGAATTATAGTAAACACTTACAGCAGAAAGTTCACCGTATCTAAAACCAGAGCCATATCTACCGGTATCATATTTTGCCATTTACTGCTCTCCTTAACTAATGCCACCTGTTGGTGAGAACCCTGCATTTACCATAGAGGCTGTCAAGAATGGAATCTGTCCAGCAGTTAAACTTCTATCAGCAGCGCTAGAGGATCCATCTGTGGATAGTTGGGTAATAGATGCAGATATTACTCCTGGAATAGATTGAATAGCGGCAGTAACTGTTGATACAGAAATGTAGTCTGCAAAAACATTGTTGTCATAATAAAATAACCCACCTGCACCTAATAAAGCTTGATAAATGGCTAATTTAATATCTGAGTTTCTATATGAAGGGCTTACAGTAACTGTACCGGCTAAATAAATTGGTACGTAAACAGGAGGCTGTACAGTAAGAGTAGTTCCTACAAGTATCTTATCTGCCATATAATTTTTTACTGCTGTTTGAACAGTAGTCCAGGCTGGGGTTGGAGTAAGGTCTACTGCGTATCCACCAGACGCATACGTACCAGTAGCTGCATTAGTTATGCTAAATGTATACGGAGAGACGGTAGTAATAGCAGTAATAGTTTGACCATTAAGATTATAAGCGGTAGGGTTTACACCAGAAATATTTACTACATCTCCAACTACAAAACTATGTGCATATTGGGTAGTATATGTAACCGTACCGCTAGAGTTTGAGGCACCAATAATAGTTGCTTGATAATAACCAGGTGTTGCAGAAGTATCATTTTGCAACTGTACATAAAGATTTACAGAAGAGTAAACTCCAGGATTAGAAGCATTTGCTTTTCCAACTTGAGGTACTAAAAGAGCTAACTTTGCAAAATCAGCTGTTGTAATAGCTCTACGCCGTGCTGAAACAGATGCTTTAATTTTTGCTTTAAGTTGATCTGTAGAATCAGAGTTAGCTCCGCCAGAAGCTGGAAGAGTATTTGAAACTGTAAGATATGTTGGAGCTTGAGTATCAAGATTTCCAGGAATAAATGTTACGTCTGTTACAGCAAGAGACCTTACGTTTCCTGCGGTACCCACACTAATTTTATATGTAGCACTAATAAGCTGACCATTTGCGGGAATAGAACCATTAACTCCATCACCAAAAACAATATTTATTGTGTCATCATCATTTCTAGATGTAGTAAATACATTGTCATTTGGCCCGTATTCAAGAAGATTATCTTGATATGTCCAAGAATTAAATGATGCACCTTGACCTACATATACTGTAATTGAGCTATCAATAACTCCAGGCTCAACAATACTAAATTGTTGGTTTGCAAAACCATTAGAACTTCCAAGATTTGCAGGCAAGGGTTTATTATAATTGCTATCAATTAGGTCAGGACGGTCTGTATTAACTGTCTTTCCTTCTTGAGCTAACAATGTAATAGAGGCACCAACAGCTAATGCGGTAGCTGATTGAGTCGTCTCAAAGAATACTTGTGAGTATGGGCCAAAAGATAAAGGAGCAAGTACTTGAGTACCAATAGGAATATCAATAGAGTTAAGCCCAACATTTGTAAAAATTAACTGTACTGCTGCTGGAGTAGGACCTGAAGGCTTATAGTCATAAACATTTGCTAAAGCCAATAATGTATTTTTTTGAATAGCTGTATCAATAGTTGTTTCATTTGCAATACGATCAAGGTAATGCGACATAACATCGCCCATGTAAGCAAAAGCCTCAACCATTACGTGACCTAGGTCTGAATAGTCTGTAGGATCCCAAGCAGTTCCTGTACGGTCTCCAATAAGAGCAATAAGGTCTGCCTTTAATCCAGCAAAATCTCTGGAGGTGTAGTCAATTTGCATTATATCCTCGTCACTGTTCCGTCATATGTAAATAAGCCAGGGTTAATAGTAAGGTTAGTAACCGTATCATCAGGTAGCTGAACTCCTAATGATACCGTATTAATTCCATTTAACTCGTCATTAGATATGTTAATACTTAGTACAGTTACCTCAGGAATCCAGGTAGCTATGGCTACTCTTATAGCTTGGTTAACTGCAGCCCTAAAATTGTTATCATTTTCAAACAGAGAGGTAGACCAATCAACCCCATAGGTAGGGGTCATAGGTCGTTGTCCCACGTTTGTAGATAGTAAGGTTACTATCCTATCTAGATAAAGCTTACCCACTGTAATTGTACTGGTCGGTACTCCAGAAGGGCTTACACTATAAGGGTAACTTATACTAGTGATCATGATTGTACTCCTATCCATACAGGGTATTCAGGGTCCCCTGCTTCAAACATAACCCAAACAAATTGCCCCACAGCTGGAATAGTTCTATGAAAAGTATGCTCTGGAGTTTTTACCGTAGTACTGGTTGTAGTAATATCCGGAGCATACACACCACTGGCAGTGTATAAACTGGCTTCTTTAGTATCTGTGGTGGAAGTTGGTGATGTAACTACAAGACTATTATTAACCATTGTTTTGGTTGTAGTGTGGGCATGGTTAAGTTGTTTAGTAGAGTCTTTAGCAACAACAGTAAGAGCAGGAATGCTTACGGTTACAGTACCACCTTGAGGATCTGAACCTGAAGCAGTTGATGTAGATGTTGTAAGAAGAGCGGCGATTTGTGTCGCTGTATGTGGATTATGATCTGGATGATATGAAGAGTCAACTACAGGTAGGCAAGCTGCCGCCCACCCGCTTACTTCTGTACCTGTAGATTGATATACCTGTACTTGAACCCTATTTTTTTTAAGGGGGTCAGTAACGTTAGTTACCTTTGCAGAATAAATACCGTAAAATCTTAAACGTCCTTGTGGATCTTGTCCATACTCTGAATCTAACATTATTTCACCACCTTTGATGTAGATTTACCAGCCCATTGTACAGTTCTTTTAACATTTTTAAGATTAGGTTTAATATCTTTATAGGAAGTTGCCGATACAGGGCTACTAGTAGCCGTCATTGTAATATTGTTTGACGATGGCACCCCTACTGGTGACAAAGAATTATTAGATGTCAAATCTGTAAGGCCATATTCCGGCTCAATATTACTTCCATTAGGAGATAAAGAATAATCAGACAAAGAACTATCTGCCGAAGAAAGAGACTGACCAGATAGATCACTTTGTATATCTCTTGTATCGGCCCTTAACTTTGCTGCGGGATCTGTATCCCCAATTACATCCGTTCCAACTTCAAGTTCAACCATATAATTTGCTGGACGTCCACCAAAAATATGCTTAACAGAAAGAACTGTCCAATAACCAGACATGCCGTTAGGTAACCCATCTAAATAAATAGGGTCATATGGACGAACAGTAGAGGCCCCCACAATAGTCACGTGGGCCCGGTGCTGGTATCTATGAGTATTGCTATAGTCATCAGCAATATGTTTAGAATCAACAAGGTTATGAGATACCTCATATACGTGGTGTTTCTTAAAAGTTGTCTTTGGGTCTTTAGCTAAATGTTCTTTTGAAAAGTTACTCATGATGCAAAATACCTATCATTAGGAATAACTACACCAAGATTTTTTGTCTTTACGGCCTTAGCTGGGTGAGTAGATTTAACTACTGATCCGGTTATAGGATTGGCACCAGAAATAACACGGTCAACTCTTACCCCAAGTTCAGGTGCTTGGTCAGAGATAACTGGAGAAAAACTTAATATAGTTCCAGTCATTCTAAGTTCACGTGTAACTGTTCCTCCATTGTTACTATCAACATAGTTAAAGTATGGGGCAGATGTTCGTTTAGTTTGATATATTTTATCTTTAGATACAAAGGTAATAGTTGTGTTTTCACAGCGTAAAGCAAACCCAGTAACCTTAGCTAAACGTCGGCATAGCTGCCAGTCACTTTGCCCGGCCTGTACAATATTTTCTTTAAGTCGTGGATGGCGTTGAGTAATCGCTTGCATTCCATGCTTTTGAGCAATTCTAGATACCACCTGATCAGCAGTTAAATTCCTATAAATCTTTTGATCAGTATCTTTTAAAACCCAAGAAGCAGATGCACAAATAATATCTGTGTTTCCGCCTTGAAAAGTATTATTTTGTTTTATGTGATGTACATAGCCCACCCAGGTAGAAGTATTTCTTCCTGATCTAAACTTAAATTGAATAGGATCACCACTTGCAATAGCTTCCCTTTTAAGATTTGGATGCCCTTTAAAATGTAAAACAAGGCGGTCGTGCTCTTCCATATCCTGATGCAATTCTGCACCAATTAATATAAGATCCATATCTGGGGCTTTAGGAAAAGTGACTGAAAAAGAACTATCATTAGCATCAGAGTTCCATACAAAATTTTTATTGGCAGGAGTTCTACTAATTTCCATAAGGAACCCTTAGTACTGTTCCAGGTATAATATCAAATGGGTCTAAGATTTCAGGGTTTATTTCCATAATCTCCCACCAGTACTTTGCACCTACTCCATACTGCTCTGATAAAGCGGCAAGAGTATCCCCATCTTTCCAGGTATATACAATATACCTAAGTTCTTTACTTTTAGGAAAAGAACGTAACACAGAAATAACATACGCACCAGTAGTTTTATCTTTTGTTTGAAGCAATGGGCCATCATAATAACGAGATACTCTTTCAATCATGGTGTTCCCGCAATCTTAGCTGCTATTGCTGCATTTACTGCTTTTTGATCTTTACCTACAACGGAAGTATCATTCCAAAGAGCCGGGTACCTATTAAATGTAATAGAAACAATACTAAGCATAGGGATCATTTCAGGAGTAAAAATGCGATGGGTTACACCAAAACTACCTACTGAACCGTAATAACGAAGGTTATCGTTTAAGTATAACCAGCAAGGCACGGCAGTAGTGTACCCAAAATCAGAAGTAATCCCATTATACCCGGAGTTATTAAATAGTAATGGGTTCTTTAAAGGGTCGCCATTTAATACTCGGTATAAAAATTCAATGTCATACTCTGTACCCCTAGCAAGAATACCCTCAATCTCAGTAGTATCTAGTTCTCTTCCGTAAGCTTGAGTTTGATCTATATTTACATTTTTATTAATACCGTATTTAAGATCTCTTAGATAAGTCATATCTGGTATACGATTTATATACAGCTCAAAAGTAACAGTTTGATTTCCAGACAAAACTGTTGCTGGGTCTTTAGAACCAAGTGTCCAGTCAATAGAGTTATTAGATGAAGTACTATATGCAAATCCGTCAGGATTATACATAAATCTAAAACCCCAAATTTTAGAGCCTTGCAAACCTTCAGGTAATCTAAGGTTATCTGGATTAACGTTAAGTTGAGCAGCTCCAGATTTATCTTGAATAATACGCCCACGCTCACCTGTGGCAAATAGATTTAATTCATCTATAGCTTGATCTATAGATGCGACAAGAGCAGTACCTTCTAAATTTGTACGCATTCTTTCAGCGTATGAAATATCCCTACTATACCTATGAGTAGGTGGATTATATCTTAAATCTCCAGAACCTAAAGGTTTTGCTGGTGGAGGTGGTTTAACGTTGCCTTTATCTTTACCGTTACCGTTACCGTTATTAGCCATGTCAAAACAATTAGCTAAAATAATTTTTTGTAGCTCAGCACGATCAGCTTTTAATTTACTGCCGTCTTTACTAACTCCGGCTGTTGAACCAGACAAGGCGGCTTCTGGAATAATAGGGCCTTTACTAATTCCAGTACCATTTGCTTTAGCAGTTACTACACGAAACTTATAGGTATATTTTCCAGGCGAAGTAGTTGTTAATCCGGTAATAGATAACCCATACCACCTATCATTACATTTATCATATGTATAGGGAATGTGGCCAGTACCTATAGAGCCCCCTGCATTTGCAAGTTCATTTAACGCATCTAAAAATGCTTGTGGAACAGGTGGAGTAGTCTTAGCCGCATACACTGTAATTGCAGCATTTGCACCTTTTAAAGTAAATGTTTGATTAGAGGTATTAGTATCACCACCATAAAGGTCACGTTGAGTAGAGCTTAAATTACCTACAGACACATCTGCAGTAATTGTAAATGGAGGTGACATAGTAAAACTAGACTGAGTTACGCTTGTCCAAAAAGTAAATACATTTCCCCCGGTGCTATTAGATACAGTAAGGGATGTAGAACGGCCTACAGTACTAACTCCAGGAGTAGCATTAGCTACTTTACCGTTATAGGCTCCAAGGCTAACATGTACATTTTTTACCGCATCATTACCTAAAAGATATGTAGTCGTAACTCCGCTGTCTACTTTACGACAGTAAAAACGAACACGCCATTTAAGTTGAGTACCTTTTTGTACAGCATATTTAATGCCGGGTGTAGTTTCACTTTCAGCATGGACACAAATATAGTTGGGGTACGAAATAGGGTCGTAACCAGTAACCTCCATTTGAGTCATGTTAGTATCATTAATTAAAAGATCTGACCAATTAATAAAAGTATCTACTGTATAAAAGTATGAGTAAGTGGCAGCCATTACAATGAGCTCGCAATCATCTTAAGAGTATGGTCATTCTGTAGCTTTTGAGCTATCATTTTTACTAACCTATCGGCTTCTGCAACGCTTGCTTGTTGAATGTGTACTTTCATGTCAAGCTTAATAGTTGCTCCGCCAGAACCAGTATAGTTGTTTCCTTGAGGAAGATTTACACCTTCAACAGGGCCACCTACACCGGCAGCTTGTGCCATAGATCCTGCTTCACCAAGATGTTTTAAGAAAGAACCACTAGTGTATGTAGACCAAGCATTAAAGTTTTTACCCTGATTGCTCTTTGCATACGCAGCTTCAGAGTTGTAGTTAGGGTTCGGAAGACGTTGGGCATCACGGTATGGGTCGTTATAGGCTTTCCAATTCTTAAGAGAACGAATTTGGAATAGCCCTACGCTTGGTCCCCACTTGTGATCTTGAAGTCCTACATCGCCTAAAGCATTTGGGCGTCCCCCAGATTCAGCAAGAGCAATAGCATAGGCTGTTTGAAGAGCTTTGCCATGGAATCCTTTACTAGCAATAGTTTTAATTAATTCTTTTTTATTTCCAGTAATTGGCCCATTGTATTCAGGGATGTTGCCAACAATGTTGGTAAGTTGATTTTTGCTTGCATGCTTTGTAACATCAGTCCATGAAATTGGGTCTCCGTTATTGGTTAAGTTGTCAAGCAATGCTGCTAATGATGGGCTTGAGTAATCGCTAAGAGGGCGTACAGCACCAGGGGTAGATGCCCCAGGCTTACCAGAAATAAATCCCTTAGTTGATGAGGCACTATGACCAGATCCAGCACCTGCTAGATATGGTGCTGGATTAACTTTTACACCGGCTCTATTTGTAACTTCTAAGTGAAGATGTGGACCAGTAGAGTTTCCAGCACCTGGTGCACCAGGACGTCCACCTGAACGACCTACTTGTGCTCCTGCACCAACTTTTTGATTCTTACTTACAAGGATTGCTTTTAAGTGGGCATAGCGAGACTTAGTACCGTCAGCATGTTTTACAACTACATAGTTACCGTAGCCTCCGCCGCTACCTGTTTCAACAACTGTACCTGCAGCGAATGCATAGACTGGGCTGCCTTCTTTAACACCAAAGTCAATACCTTTATGGTTAGCACTAATGCCTGGATGTCTTGCATGAGCACCTGGTCTAGGACCAAAAGGAGATGTTATAGGCGTACCTGTAGGAACAGGCATAACATGATCAACATGTCCACCACTTCCTTGGTCCGCACCAGTACCTAAGTTACCGTGGTTTGCGGGGCCTCCAACTGCACCCATTGCTGCCATCATTGCGGCGTCAGCAATAAGGCCGCCACCTGCTGGATCAACAATCTCACCGGCTAAGAATCCGGCACCAAGCGCAAGTCCTTTGCCTAAACCTTTACTTAAAAACTTTTTAAAGAATCCGCCAGCGGCTTTCTTTTCAACACTCTTTGCAGTTTTAGAACCTAAAAACTTACCCATCATGTGATACTGCATTGCAGAAGATGCTACTCCTCCTGCAGTGCTAACTAAACCAGACACTGTTCCGCCCATACCACCCGTATTAGGCATGGTTTGTAAAATGCCTTTAAGGGTCATTAAACCTTTATTAACCGGGCCAAGTAAACCGGCCATTGTGCTGTAAGCATCATTAAGGGCTGCGGTAGTACGAAGGCTAGCATCGTAACCTCCAACAAGTCCTTGTTCAGTTGCCGCAAGCTTTTTATTTTCACTAGAGTTATATCGGAAGTTTGCACGAATAGGGCTGCTCTGATCTACACCCATAAGATTAAGCATAGAGTTGGGGTCATGCATTTGAGATGCTGTAATAGCTTTACCACTAGATGCTCTAGCCATAATGCCTGATTGCAGAGTCTGCATAAGGGCAGGATCTCCACCAGAGAGCGCTTGCAAAGTACTATAGCCACGGCTATTAGGATTGAAAACCATAGCAGCTTGTTCCTTAGTTACCTTACCTCCACGGTATAAGAAACTAAATGCTTGGTTAATAAGTTCATTAGGTGGTTTAAGATTACCTTGACTATCACGTGCACGAATACCCGCACGCAGGAATGTCATACCATTTACGCCAGCCATTGCACCGGCAGCTTGCTCATTACTCATTCCAGTAATAGCACTAAGACCACCAAGTTGTCCCATAACATTTTTAGATGAAGTGGAGTTAGCGGTATAACCGCCTTGGTAAGTCAAACTCATTGCGGCCATGGTTGGTCCCATAGCACTTGTAGCTCCACCGCCAATTTGAGAATTAGCTTGCATAATAGCTTGGCGGGAACTCATACCGCTGATACCTGCATAGGTATCTGCACCCATACGCTGGGTTACTGCAGCCATGGTATTAGGGGCCATGGACATGTAGGTTGAACCTACAGCCATAGCACCTAGACCAAGACCAACAGCTTTTTCAGTACGGGTAAAAGAACCTAGTCCAAGTCTACCTGAACCGGGTGTTCCGTTACCCATTTGACCTGTAGCTTTTTGGGTTTCTTTAATCCCATCGCCCCAGGCTTTAACAATTTTATCTACATAGACGCTTACCTCTTTAAAGAGTTTAAGCATTTCTTTAGGTAGGTCTTCAAATGACTTGTCTCCGGACATGGTTAGTAGACCTTCAGGGCTATCTGAAGGTGAAGTAACATTTTGTCCGGCTGTACCAGCTGCCATTTAAATTACCGCCTTATCCTATTTACTGCTCTATTCAACCAGTTTATTCGTTCCCTCATACTAAGGTTACGAATCTCTGTTAGTGTCCAACCCGGATACTGCTGACTTAGTAAGTCGTGCATTTCCGTAAGCATGTCGTAATCAAATTCATTAGCGAAACAGATCCGCCAAAGTGAGCGGAAGCGATACCTCCGAGTCGCAAGACGTGCATGCTATCTTAATGTCACTGAGTTGTGGGCCAGGATTGCGGTTTGTAATCTCTTGCAAAATGTCTTTGCGATCCTTCAGACTTAGATTTCTGACGGTATCTGTACTAATGACGGGTGCGCCATTAATAGACTTGATGCAATTCTTAAGCATTAGTGTATCTAATTCTGCTGAAGTTTTGTTAGTAGACGCCACAATAGCTTTCTGAGTTACCCCAGTAGGCAGCGTAACGACAACTTCTCCAATCTTGCAGGTTACCGTAAACTCACGGTCTCCTTCAAGTTTCTTCATAGGAACATCTTTATTTAGGTCTACATGAAAAATTTGCTCTACACCGCACTCTGGGCAACCGCCAGGCCCTAGTTTAATCTCTGAGCCAAAGGTTGCTTTTCTAATAGACAAGAGCAATAGCTCTCTATCTCCAGCGTACATTGCATCCAAAAGTTCTGGATCAACATCTTTACCGCCAAGTTTTACTGTGGCTCGTTCTAAGATTGTAAGAAGAGCCTTACCTGGATCTGTAATCTTAGAGATAATCTCTTCATCTACACCAGTAAGTTCTCTTACCTCAGCGTGGCTAATGACCCCTTCAAAAGGATCATATAGCCCGCCAAGTAATTCAACATCTGTGTCAGGAGGCGACGTAATCGAAACTTGAGGTTTCGATGACGCCACTTCCTGTTGAGCTTGTGCAATTGCTTCAGCAGCTAGCTTATTAGCTAACGCTGGGTTCTGTCCCGCATTAATAGTCGTATCTGTAGCCATGTTGTATCCCTCTTAAGTTTAATTAAACTGTGAACTCTTTTGCTGAACCTTCTACTGTGTAGTCAGTTCCATAGTGTACATCAAAACCTTCATGAACCAAAGACATCTCTTCGACCATTAGGGTGTTTGCACCCGCATCAAGGTTGCTATAGGCAAGAGATGAAATCCATGCGTTATAGACTCTGAAACGTAATGAGGTGTGTTGCTGAAGTGCGTCAGTAGTTCCTTGTGCCGGAGAGTTTGAGCCTACCGCTGCCTGTGGGTTTGGATGGCTTAAAACTTGGATGTCTAGGTTACAGCGGAAGTTTGCTCCCACGCCTGTTGAAAGGCTTGGGGTCAATACTGTAAATAGACGCTTCATCCACATAGAGTTTTCTGGTTGACCCAATAGTACGCCTTTTGATAGGCTGATTGGAGTAAACGCAGATTGTCCGGGAATCTGATGAACGTTAGTGTTATATCCACCTTCACGGTAAGCGATTGGTTCTGTGGTTACGCTTAGACCGGAAAGAGATACAAAGCCCATTGTACCGAAATTGGTTCCCCATGAAGCATCCTTGCCACCTGTTGGTGTGAATGTCACCAGGAACTTAAAATTACGGACTGGATCTGAAAGCAGTGTGCTTAAAGAATTTGGAATCTGATTAGCCATTTGTCATTATCTCCTTTACGCTGATGCGTTTCCTGTTAGTTGTCCAAGCTTGATGACAACAAACTCTGCTGGGTATTCAAGAGAAACTCCAACTTCAATGTTAACCTTACCGGCTTGCATATCGGAAAAGGTTGTTGTTGAGGAGTCACACTTTACATAGAAAGCCTGAGAAACAGTTGCACCACGTAATCCACCACTTTGCCAGTAGCTAAGCAAGAAGGCATTAAGTGCGGTACGGATCTGTAGCCATAGGCGTGAATCGTTATTCTCAAATACTGCAAATTGAGTAAGGTCTGACAGACGCTTTTCAATGTAGATAAGGGAACGACGAATATTGATGTAACGATTATTTGGTGTGTTATCCAAAGTACGTCCACCCATAATTACAATGCCTGCACCAGGAACCTGGCGAATAGCATTGATTGGATTTGTTGAGGTGTTAATTGAATCAAGTTCAGCATTTGTAAATAAATGTTCAGTAGAAACTGCCAAAGCAATCTGATTACCAAGACCCGCTGGAGTCTTAGCTGGACCACGAGAAGCGTCGGTTGCTAGGTATTGACCTACGACTGCTGCTCCTGGAGCCTGTAGACGAACTGCACCAATTGACTTAGTTGGGTCTGGGATATTAACCCAAGGCCAGTAAGCTGCTGCAATACCACCTGCTGTAGCTGCAGCAAAGTTAGCGACTGTACCGTCAACCTCGCCTTGAGCTGCTGAAGAAGTTGTATATCCAGCTTGTGTATCAATTACTGCAAAAGCATCTGAACGGCTAGCGGCATAAATAACTGCGTCACCATGAATACCTGAAGTAATTGTAACGTCTGAGTTATAGGCAGCATCTGGTGCGTAGATAACAACTGGGTTGTTAACAGAATCAAATGTTGTCCATGCTGTTGCATAGTCTGTACGAACTACAGTTGCTCCATTAGTACCGCTATCAATACGTGATGGAGAAGCCATTACTCCAGGAGACTTAGTTGCATCAAGTCCTGAAGAAAGAATGGTAATAAGCTTAGAACTTCCATTAACAATAGAGCGTACATAGTTCTTATCTGTTGAAAGCATGCTTAGATCTGTATAGCTTTCTACCAATGTATAAGAAGTAATTCCGCTAGAAGTTACGGCTTGATAAACATTTAATCCAAAACGATCTGAGCTACCTGCAGCAACAGTCTGAGCATAATAACTAGCAGACCATGTACCTGGGTTAATCGCATTGATAGTAAATACTGGATTAGAAACTGTAGTAACAGTAACTGTAGCTGTAGCTGTAGCACCTGTTACGGCAGTACCGGTTGCAGCGTTTGTAACCGTAAACTGTGATCCTGAACGGCTAGCAATTGTGACGCCAGTTAAGTTAAAAGTAGTAGTTGAAAGACCAGTAATAGATACTGTTTGTCCAACAGTGAATGTGTTAGTAGCTGTATAGGTAACGGTTCCTGCTGTTGCAGACGCTGCGGTAACAGTGGCTGTAGTAGTTGTTGTTGTTCCAGAACCATCATTAATAATTAAAGAACCTGGTGTTGAGCCAGATCCTACTACACGCTTTACGTATAGGTTGCGACCGCCATTAGCAAAAAAGTTATAGGCAGCCCAAGTAGTTGGGTAAGAGTCATTTAATCCACCAAAAGTATTAACAAAGTCAGACCATGTAGAAACTAGGACTGGAGCTGTTGTGGATCCTTTTGGAAGTGATCCTGCAAAAGCACCTACTGCGCCGCTAAAATCAGCAGCTGTAACAGTTTGTGGCAATGCAACTTCTTGGATATAGACTCCGGGACGACTGAATGTAGCCATTCGGGTTTACTCCTTAGGGTTAGGTTGTTTTCTTAGTGGGGCCGAGTTAGTTAGTAATTGTAGTAAAAGGTGTATCTTGATGATTGAACGAGATTGTAGGAGTCTCAAGTACTTGATATACCTGAGCGAGTTGATCTGGAAACAGTTCAGAACTGATCCGGATATTGTAGACATTGCTAAAGAGGCGCTTGCCATCTTCAGTAGTATCTCTCTTTGAGAAACCCAGCATGTCCAAACGACGGTTAGTACCATCTTGAGGAACAGGCAGTTGCCCAAATCTATAAGGTAGTCTTCCAGATGCAAACAAGGTTGCCATAATTTGGCGATCATGTCTAGGCTGACGAGCCCATGTGGAGACTTGATAGATTAGATCTATCGGGATAGGAAAATTTACGTTAGTGATAATGTTACCATCAGAATCTGTTTCTACCGTTGCACCTTCTGGGGTGTATGTAAGAGGAACATATCCACGGTGGGCACGTTCAGGATCCTCACGTACACCTACAAGGTCTAGGGTAATGTAAGGGTAGCTTTGAGTACGAAGGTCTTTATCAGGTTGGCCATAGTAGACCGCTACAGGTCGTGCAGAGTTACCTGAATCTGAAACTGTGATGCCTTGAAGTAGAGTCTTTAGGGCGTCATCTTCATTAATAATAAATGGCATTAGTTCATGATTCCTAACGTGAATGTTCTCAAAGCAGGAGAAGGAGGGACGGAAGAAGTTCCGTACTCTAGGGTTAGGATGGCATCTTCAAGATGCTCAGGGTACTTAATGCTATGAGTATTATTGTCATAGTCCATTCGGATCTGGTTGACAATCTCATCAGGCCAGGCATAGGCGCTAGCATGCTCACGGAGTCGAGCTGTATAAGACTCTGTAATCTGCTTTTCAGCTACACGAATTGCTTGATTTAAATATGCTTTGACGCTAGCCACGGTTACGAATCCAGTTCGAGAGCAGATATCCTGCGACAAAACCAGCGAGAGCTTTTTTCTCTCCACCTTGGTTTAGTCCGACTGCACCACGAATGAACTCTTCTTTATCGGCATCGGTCTCTTCACGAGCCAGCCGGTGAGCTAGGTAAATCATAATTCCTCCATAGGAAGATGCAAGGTGTAGCAGCAGGGTTCCAGATTGCTCTGGCGTCAATAGCAATCATAAAGCAAAAGAGCCCCTTTCGGGGCTCTAAAGATTACTTCTTTTTCTTAGCTGGGGCTTTCTTCTTCTTGCCTTTGCCTTTAACTTCCTTGGCTAGCTTGGCATCGTTAGTCTCATCCTTAGCCTCAAATTTCTTCTTTTGAGCTGGGGTCATACCCTTTTCAAACTTCTTGTCGTCGTGTGCCATTACATGCCTTTCTTTCGAACCATAGTAGGTTTACTTGCCTTGCCTTTTGAACCAGACTTCTTATCATACTTCTTATTAGCAGCAGATAGGGTCTTCATTCCATGCTTGTCTTTAGGCTTACCGCANCCACANGTAGCGCACATTANTTCTTCTTCTTTCGNAGGGCGGCGAGATCAGATCCTTCTATCTTGCCATCTCCATCTGAATCAAGTTTACTTTGCTTACCTTTTAAAGCTGTTTTCTTACCAGTCTTCTTAGCACCCTTTTTGCAGGCACCTTTACAGCCGGGCTTTGAACAGCCACATCCACATGATTTACACATTACTTCTTACCTTTCGTATGGGGGTTCTTTTTATGCCAGGCTCGGGTTGCCTTCTCACCCTCTTTGATGGTCTTGGCTCCGGCCTTTTTAGTTAGGTTAATCTTATCGTACTTACCAATATTTCCAGCATGATCAACTATAACGTCGCCCGTTTTATTCTTTTTTACATCGTGGACCTTGCCACTAACCTTTATTTTTGACACGTTTTGTCTTTACCTTTTCTGGAAGCTTTTTACCCTTAGGTGTCTTAGATTCAAACTCAGCAGCTAGCTTAGGGTCTTTAGCATAAAGGGCCCTACGCTGAGCCTGGGATTTAAAAGGCATTTTATACCTGTGAGTACAGAACTGATACAGCGTTAGCCGCTGTTCCGGCTGAAGAAATAGCATAGATAGCGTCACTTGCTCTTACCCATAATTGATAAGTTGCACCAGCCGCTATAACGTGACCCTTATTTGTCCCGCTTACAGTAAGTGTGCTATCTCCAATAAAAATAGAGGCGCTATCATTATTTTGAATAGAAATAGCTGTATATTCAGTAATAGAATTTAGGGTTGTTAATAGTGTAGCCGTAGTTGCTACTGTTTTATTAACATGTACGATTGCCATTTAGACTCCTTTAGGGGCAGTTGTTGCATCAAACGGGTTGTAATTTGCATAGGTTTGGAACTGTGAATCGTTTACTAGCTCTTCAGCATTGACTTGTTCACAGGTAATGAGAAGAAGACTATACTTGTTTTTTATAATACCTACTGGTTGAACTGCAGTGGGAGAAAATACTTCCCCACGATAGACCACCCGGTCACGTAGATAAGCATCTGGGTTGGTTTCAATAGTCTTTAATTGACGGAAGTTGGCAGCATTGCCACCATAGAAGTTCAGGTGGTTTTCTACTACGTCAATATTAATGGTGATGGTCAGAATATCTGTGTTATAGAAACCACGGTCGCTTTGTACAGAGGCGCCTTGTTGTAGGTCACCATTGATGATTGGAACCTTAAATGGGCTAAGCCACTTACGTCCACCACCAATGATAGATGAACCTACGTCATAGATAGGGTCTACCTGACTATTAGGGGCATCAAAAATCCACCAGTCAATATACTGACCGACAGTTTGAACTAGCTCTGTAGTGGTTCCGGACACGAAAGACCCACGTTCGTATGCAACGCTAAACCGGCCTTCTTTTTGATCCCCACGCATGTGCTACCCCTCTACAGGAATGTTAACAAACTCTTTACTATTCTCATCATACTTAGTTCCTAGGCGAACCGCATTGTTATCTGCAGCGTAAATATCAGAAATATCAATGATCTTAGGCTCACTAAGAAGAATGGCAGCTAAACGATTATCAATATGTAGGATATCTACTACTTCCCCATCAATAACCATAGCAAGTTTATTTGCCGGTAAATTATGCTCTGTCATTTGTTTCCTCTTCTTTAAACGGAACTTGTACAATTCCCCAGTGCCCTAAGGGACATGAAGCATTTGGTAACTTTGTTTTCGCACTCATAATGCAGCCACATTCTGTACATTGGTTTGTAAGCTTGATTAACTTTGGACAAGTTAAACAAATATCAAAACGTTCTGCCGCAATGTCTTCTGATACACGCCCAAGGTTCTTATTAAAAAGATCCCAAGGCCGTGCAGGTCTTGAAAATGGATCCGCCATATTATTTGCCCTATCCTGATATCTTTAAATCGTCTATTGTAGATCCCTGAGCATACGAGCTAGGTGCCTTAATAATACCATGTGATGTGGCAGTTGTTGGACTGGTTGGGGTATAACTACCCTGAGTGCCAAGAGTCGTGGTAAGTGCTGTGTCTGAGTAAGCCTGGTAAGTAATAGTATTCCCAACTGTGCTAATTTTAATAGCTGCAGCAGCTGAGGAAAGGCTAATATCTGAACCTATAGTAGTAACTGTTCCCCCCACTGACTGAAGAAGGCGAATCCAATAGGCGTTAACTAACGTCCCACAAGTTTGGCAACTGGCGCCATATGCGTCACAGTTAGGGTATGTTCCGCCGCCAACAAACGATGAACCAGATCCGCAAACACCAAATGATGGGTCGCTGCAAGCATTACAGGTAGTTGTAGTTGTACTTGTTGTATGAGTACATGTTGACCCGGATAGAGAATCTCCAGCGGTACAAGAGTAGCTAGTTGTGTAGATAGGCGCATAGCAGCTACAGCATCCTGGATGTCCTACTTCTTGACCTGCTGGGCATAAGAATGGGCAACCAGATCCGTAAGCTGAACCCGCATCATTACATGCACCTCTTGAAAGACAAGGATTACTAGGGTTTGCAACATCTGCGTCTGAACATGCGGGCTGTCTTGCTGCAGCACCTTGGTATGACCACCCAGTTTGGGTCTGTGTAGCTGTAGCCGCATATGTAGTATTACTAGTAGTAGTACTAGATGAGGTAGAGCAAGGTGGGCAGGTAGCGGAAGAACAATAAATTGTGTAACCAACATAATGGCCATTACAAGAACAGTTACACGCATATGTACCATTAACTTGAGTTTGATAGGCAATAGCGGCGTACCAGTTACCGGAAGAATTAACCCAAACTGCTGGTCCAGTTCCTGGGGATACTGAGGCTGTAACGCTTACGTCAGCAACACCATAGTTAATAGAGGCAATAGGGTATGAAGTAGCTGCAGTATCGGATTGGGCTTGAGATCCATTTGCATACCAGACTCCTGATGTGGCCGACCAAGTCTGACCAGTGTCTGCGTTACCTAAAGAACCAGAAGTTGTGCGAGCAAAGCTATCTCTGATGGCTGAACGAAACCATAAAGACCAAGTAGTGGCATCAGTTTTTACGTAGGCTGTACGTGCAAGGTTCCAGGTAGAGGCACTGGTCTTTACATATATGTCGGATGCAGATGACCAAGTAGTGGCACCTGTCTTAATTTTTCCTGACATTATGCGTATACAATCCAGATGTCCCCGACGCTTCCGTCTGTACTAATTGGGGCAACGGTTCTGGCATAAGTATTGCGAACAACACCTGATGCAATAGCTGCTGTAGTTACTGTTCCATTTGTCTGAGAAACAAGGGAAGGAAGAACTGTCCAAGCTGGAGTAGAACCATTGCTGGTTAGGTAATAACCGGATGTTCCAATACCAAGGCGAGAGACTGTGCTGCTACCTGATCCAACAATAATATCTCCAGCAGTTGTTACTGTTGATAAGGGGACTTTAGTTGTGTCAGTTGGGGTACCCCAAGCTACAGATGTTCCGTTCATAATAAGTGCTTGACCGGAAGATCCTCTAGCAAGGTTAGTAACTGTAGCATTTCCAGAACCAACAATTAAATCGCCAGCTGATGTTACGGTAGATAAAGCAACTCTTGCGTTAGCGTTGGTATTGGCCGCAGCTGTAGCTGTAGTTAAAGTTGTATAGTCTGTACTATTAACATAGATAACGTTGTTAGATCCAACTTTAGGTAGCCCTGAAGCATCAAGAGTAAAGTTTAAAGTATTGCTATAAGAGTAGGCTTCTAGAAGGTTAAGGCTAGATACTCCGGCCTTAAGCTGTAGACCCTTGTTAGTAGTGGTGGTAATTGAAGACCCACCAGCTGTAAGAACATAGGGAGCATTTGCAACACCGCTAGTCAGACCAGCTTCAATGTTGGCTAGACGGTCATAGACAGTGCCCCAAGTTGTAGATGTGCTAAATGATCCAGTCCAGGTAGAGGCCAGAGGGTTCTGGTTCGTTGTGGCGCTTCCAAGGGTGGTCTCGAGGGCTTTAATTTCTTCCTGGAGGGAATTCACATTGTCTGCGATTACGGTGTCTACAAGGTCAACTACGGCCTTATATGACCGTACTGAGGATGGGTATGAGGCTGTCATTTATGCTCCTAAGTTATATGCCCTTACTATACTAGAGATTTAGCCTCGTAGGGCGGCGATCTCCTCGGCAGTTAGCCCTAGTTTTGCTAGCTTATCCGCAGCAGAAGCTGCGGCAGCAGCCTTGGCTTCAGCAGCGGCTGCGTCTGCAGCGGCTTGCTCGGCAAAAGAAACGGCACGTTCTGCATGTGCAGCAAGTTCTTCAGCTGTCATATCACGTTCAGTAGCTACTCCCGTTGAGCAATCTACTTCCACGAGCTTTAGTGTGTCTGTCATTTTATCTCCTTGATTATGAGTTCTTTACCCCGTAAAGAGTAAATTCTGTGTATTGAGCTAGGGCAACACCGCTAGTTGAAGTGTCAAAAATTATGGAGTTAATAGCAGAAGTATTAGACCAAAGTTCTGCACCTAAAACCATTGAGTTTGCAGCAAGCGCCCCTTCAGTAGCCCCCTCAAATAAAATTTGCTTGTATGTTGAGGATGTATAACTTGGTATAATTATTGTTGCCGTTGTAAAAACATTAGGACTATTATAGGCGCTATTTAAAGTTATTAGGGCTCTATAAGTACTTCTACTGCTACTAGGGTTAGACCCAGTACCATTTAAAAATGTATTAGACATAGTAGTTTGTACGCCATTAAGGTACATACCTATAGAGTCATATCCAGAAGTATACGTACTTCTAACAGATAAATGAACAATTAAATCAGTGTAAGTTTGAGGAATGCTTGTAAATCCTACAGCTGCCGCACTTGCCCCTGAAGGAAAAGTATACGACCCTAATTTTGTGTATGTATTAGCCATAGTTATGCCGCCGTTATTCCATAGAGAGTAGCCTGAGTTCCCGCTACATAAGCTGTTCCATAAGATTGCCCAAAAGAAATAGAGTTAATAGCGGCCGTGTTTCTCCAAGTAGAGACTGCCATATCTGTCTGACCACCAGTACTATAGTCTGCGGCACTTTTTGTAAATAAAGATTTATAAGTTGTACTATTTGAATAGTTTAATATTGTAAAAACTGTAGATCCAAAAATATTTGCGCCAGCAGCCCCCCCTGCTACAGTGCCCCCGTAGGTATAGTATGTATTAGCAACACGGTTTGAGGCAGCACCACCTCCGTTTCCAAGTAAATATGTATAAGAATAGTTTGCTGCTCCGTCATTGTTAAATTGAGGAATAATTTGACTTGTTGCAATAGAGGCGTAGGAGTTACGTCCATAGACTACACATACTAAATCCGTGTAGGTTTGCGGTATGGAACTAAATACAATAGCAGTAGTAGTTGTACCGCTAACTGTATACGTAGCAATGGGTGTGTATGTTGATTGGGCAGTCATAACTATCTCCTATGCAATTCCGTAAAGGGCAATATGCGTGTACTGAGCAAAACTACCATCTGTAGTAATAATCATAGAAGTCACAGGTGCCAATGAGTTCCAAAAACCAGAGTAAAATACAGCTCTACCCGATCCATTTCTATCATTTCCGCCCATAAATTTAACAGTTTTATATTTATAAAAATTTGAATAATCCAAAACATCGGCCACTACTGTTCCAAATACGTTTGCGGTAGCGCTCACATCTGGAATAGCTTGTTGTGCGGCTAATGTACCTGTTGATAAAGCATTGCCTGAATAGGCGCTAGCCCCATCACCAAATAAACTATGAAAGTCATAATCTCCTGCAGCATAATCATAATTAAACTGAACATAAAAAGAAAGACCTGCTGAAAAAGTAGTACTTCCTCCCCTAGCAAAAGCTCTAATTTGAAGGTGCGTATAGTTTTGTGGGATGTTAGTAAACACAGCATTACTGATTGTTCCTGAAGAAGCGTAAACCGTAGCAATACTAGAATATGCATTAGACGTTGTTAAAGGGCTAGATGTTCCGGACGTTGAGGTTCCCAAGCTATTAATAGCTTTAGCTGTATATGTAGTTGCTGTACCTACAGTCATTGGAGTAACAATTGGGGTAAAAGACCCATAAGTTGTTAACCCATCACTTCCAGTAACAGCATACGCTGTAGCCTGATCATTAGAGGCAGGAGTAAATGCTACAGACGCAAATCCTGCCTGATCTGTAACTGCACTAATCGTTGGTGTTGATGGGAGTGCTGTAGCATATTGTTGAGCAATGCCATAGAGAGTAAAGGTAGAGTTTTGAGCAATAGTCCAGTTACCCATACCTATATAAATAGACGTTACAGGTTTTGAATTTAAATATATTGCGCTTGTAGTTGTAATTGCAGTACCAGAAGCTACATTAGATTCTGCTACTCCCTCTACCTCTATCGGCTTAAAAGACCCAGAGGCATAGTTACGTATAGTAATTCTTGCATTAGAAAAAGTATTAGCTGTGGCAGAAGTATCAGGAATCATATACCCGGCATATAAAAAATCCCCGGTATACCCAAAATCCCTACTGGTTGTTACAGTAGATCCGTTTGACAATACTCTTGTTGCAGAATGGGTACCGGCAGGTTGGCCCGAACCGTTTACTTGAATAAAAATAGGTTGGATAATGTTAGCATTTCCAGTTCTTGCTGATATTTCAACAACAAGGTCCGTGTATCCTTGAGGAATATTATTAAATGTCATACTTCCAACACCGCCAGGACCTACAGTTTGAGTAAAAATAGGTTGCATAAACACTGACATTATTATGCCCCCGTCGCACTAGCAGTAGAAATTCCATATAAATCAAATCTAGATCCTGGAGCAAAACTTGATCCAGAAGCACTAAAATTTAAACTAATTATAGCCGCTGTGTTATACCACGCAGAAGATATTATAAAAACTTCACCATTAGAATTATTTGAATCGTGTCCTTCAAAACATTTTACTACTTTGTTTTTTGTTGTATTTGAGTAGTCTAATATATCATATATTCCTACTGCGAATATATTTGCAGATTCAGTTGCAGCGGGCATGTTTACTCCTATAGCCCCACCTACGTTAGTACTATTACCCCCACCTACAGATGCGCCACCAGCATTTAAAAAATGCCAACTATAATTATTTCCATTATCACCATTAAAATTCAACTGAGAGTAATAAACTGCGGCAGATGCCTGACTTCTTGCAAAAACTCTAAACTGTAGGTGTGTAAAGTTTTGGGGTATGCCGATAAAAGTTACAGATGTAGCGCCGCCAGACCCCACAGTTTGAGTAGCAATAGGGTACATGCTCATTGACCTACGCTCCTAACTCCGTATAAAGTAAATGTAGATCCTTCAAAATAAGGCATGCCATATCCTGACCCTATTTGTACTATTGTTATGGGGGCGGTTGATGCAAACGTACCCACATTTAGTTCTGTACCCCCATAGCCATTAAGGTCAAAAGATCCTTTTACTAAAACTGTTTTGTAGGTTGAACTATTAGCGTAATTAAGTACATGGAATACCACAGAACCAAATGTATTGGGGGCCGATAAAGAGCCTGGCGCATTTGAGTATGCTCCGTATGTTGGTCCTGATTGCAGTGTTCTATTAGAACTTACAGAATAGCCATCTGAAATAAGACGGGTACTACTCCAACCAGCTGCTGATTGAACTAATGTATTGAAATACATATTTACTGCCATAGTTTGTTGTTGATAACCATTAATTCTAGCTGTTACGACAACCATTAAATCTTGATAAGTTTGAGGAATGTTAATAAAGGTAATAGGTGAGTACTGAGAAGTTAATCTTGTGCTAGCAATTGGCACAATAGCCCCATGCTCAGTACCTGCGGAGGCTGCTGTAAAGATTGGCATTTAAACCTCCTACGCTGTAATGTCGCCGACTAGAACCCAAGTATCTGTAGAACGCTTTACCAGAGTTGCAAAGGACCATTGTCCACGGATTTTTAAACCTGGGTTAGCGTTAATTGTAACACCTGCTCCCGCAGTTACGACAACCTGACCAACACCTGTTTGAAGGAGCTGGATCTGAGTACCGATAGCAAATGGGATAGAAGAGTTAGGCGGTACAGTTAAGGTAATAGTTGCTGAGTTAGCAAGTTCAATAATAAGTCCATCATCAGATCCAGCTAAAGTGTAAGCAGTTCCAGACTGGTTGTTAGTTGCCATATGGTAAACCACGTTACCTGTAACAGCTAGGGAGGTAAGTGTTCCCACAGAAGTTAGGGCAGATGAAACTACGTTAGCTGCTAGAGATGTACCTGAAAGCTGGTTAGCTGGGAAGGATCCTAAAACATACGGCAAGGAGTTATAGGCAGTGGTTCCATTACCAACCTTACCTTTGTTAGTATCGGTTTCAAAACCGAACTCTCCCGAAGCTAAAATCGGGTTACTTGAAGCCCAAAGGGCAGCAGTACCACGACGGAATTGTAGTAACGTCTGTGCCGGCATTATGGATTTCCTCCGTCCATCGTATAAAGAATATCATTAGTTGTGGTAGCTGGGTTGCCACCATCATATAAAGCTACAGAGTCTGCTTCTCCACCATCAACACCTTGTCCAAAGTATCGGGCTACAGTAAGGGCTCGGCTAGTCATGGTATTAGTTTATCTCCTAAATTAAAATTAATCTGTACAGACTGTGCAAATCCACTGCTTAACTGTCTCATCCCAAACATAGCCCTCTGAAGGTGACGGGAATGGGGGAACCCATCTACACGTTTCTTCGTCTAGTACCCAAGAAGCAAACTCTTTATAGGGTATAAAAGCATCACGATTAGGGTCGTAAGAGTCTCCGACATGTGCAAAGTTTTTTCTAATTTTTCCTGATCTGGAGGTTTGTAACCAAATACCAGTCATATATAGGTCGCCAACTAAATAATCGGCTCCACGGTGCTCTTGCTCGTCAGGTACTACTAAAACCCTGACAACAATGTTCTTATCATTAATTTCTGCAAAGTGTGCCATTATGCTGCATACCTCACAATAACTACGCCAGAATTTCCACCATTGGGGGAACCAGTTTGCGTATTTCCGCCAGCCCCGCCGCCGCCAGTATTAGGGTAAGACGCTCCTGTGTAAACGCTTGAGGACCCATACCCACCACCGTAGCCTCCAGTTGAAAACACAAGTGAAGCAAAGGTTCCATTACATGCTGGGTAGTTTGTTGTTCCTCCGCCACCGCCACCTCCGTAATAAACCGTACCACTTACGTTCTGGCCTGTGGTTGTTGCAAGACCCCATGTTGAATATGCAGAGGTACCATTTCCACCATTTCCACAAACGTTGGTGTTAGCATTTGACCCTACGGCACCGGCGCCACCGCCACCCCCACCTGCAGATGCACAGCCTTGGTCCCCCCCTGTAATTCCGACCTGCCCTGTTCCGTAACCGCCATTATTACCTTGTACACCACCAGTTCCGTATTGGGGTGTAAACGTCGTAGTACTTCCGCCGCCACCACCACCACCACCAGAAGCTACTGAGTTTTTAATACTTCCTACCGAAGTATCACGGTTATCACCTTGGCCACCAGCATATGCTGTAAACCCAGCAAATGTACTGTTAGTAGCGCCCCCACCAATAGCTGCGGTATAAGCATTTCCAGCGGTTAGTGCTACGGAGCCGGTTATAACGCCTCCACCCCCGCCCCCACCGCCTCCGTTACTCCCACCATTACCGCCACCTCCAACAATTAAATATTGAAAAGTAGTGTTTAAAGCCGGAATAAAATTAGCTGTACTTGTAAATGCATGATAAAAATAACCACCTGAATAGGTGACAATGCCCCCACTACCGTAAGCACTAGACATGGTGTTTGAAGGAGAAGAAGAAGTACTTATGCCGGCTGCGTTAGTGGCGGTAGCGGTAAATGTATAAGTTGTTCCTAACGTTAAACCAGATACTGTTATTGGGGAGGTTGCCCCTGATGCACTAAACCCACCGGGTGAGGAAGTTACCGTGTAAGAAGTAATTGCCGATCCACCGTTATTTGCTGGCGCTGTAAAGGTTACGGCAGCTGAATTAGCGCCGTTAGCTACTGCAGATAAATTTGTTGGTGATTGAGACAACGTAAAAGGGGTAATTGCGGAAGAAGATGTTGACGAAGACCCAAAACTATTTTTAGCAGTTACTGTAAATGTATAGGAAGTGCCCGCAGAAAGTCCGTAAATAGTTACTGAGTTACCTGTAGTAGTTTGAGTAAACCCGCCCACGCTAGAGGTTACTACATACGAGCTAGCTGGGACCCCAGTTGTTGCAGGTGTCCAAGTAATAACTACGCCAGGTAACCCTCCGTAGGGAACTGCAGCGCTAGTTGCAACTACATTTGTTGGAGCATTAGGTGCTGTTCCTGCTGAGAACCAACCATTAACTGTAAAGACTTTAAGCTCATTAGTTGTTGAGTCAAAGAACTGATCACCAATGACGGCTTTACTTGGATAGGCAGTTGTAGCCCCACGGTTAGGTGGGGTCACGCTTGATCCTAAAGTTGATACGTTTGAAGCAATGGTGATGTAAGGAGTGAGTAAGTTATCGTTACCCTGATTGGCTGCTTTATTAAGAGGCACGAGGCCGCTCCTCTCTTAGGCTTGGGCTTCAGTCCAGGAGATACGACCGAGAACGTTAACGGCTGCAGTACCTACGTTGGTTACCATAATAGTTAGAACGTCTGGACCATCTGGATAGATAGTCGCATTTGAGTAAAGGCTTGTTCCACCGCCAAGAATAGCGTTACCAAGATCACGTACGTTAGAAAGATCAATCGAGGTTGTTGAGTTAGTGAAGAATCCGCCAGTGTTTTCACCACCTGTAATACCGGTAACTCCACCCCCACTAGTTGCATAGTCTGCAATCTGTGCAAGAGATGAGTTAGCCCTACCGATCACGTTACCCACAGCGTTAGTCCAAGCTGTAGCTGTAGTAACTACTCCATTTAGAACAGCTGTTACAAGAATGTTAGCTGGGCTAGAAGAAGTGGTGATATCTAGAGCACGAAGAATCAACTGCATACGGTTAGTAAGTTCACGGGCTCCAAAGATACTTGGAATACCGTTATCTACAGATGGAGCAATACGGATTGAGAATAGGGCTTTCTGAGCACCGGTAAAGGTAAGAGCTACAGAAGATAGTGTTACAGCCTGTGTAAGAACAATAGCTGTGCCGGATGTAACAGATGCCACATATGTATTAGCTGGTACGCCTGCACCGGTAACTAACATACCCGCAATAATATTAGTATTAGATGCTGATAATGTTACGTTTGTAGAGGCTGTAGCTGAACCTGTAGCTGTTGTGGTGTTGTTAATTGGTGCAATTGTTGTAGGTGCATTTTGACCATAAGTAAAGAGGAGAGACTTATCATCATCATAACGGCCATCCATAATAACAGATGTACCCCAGTGAGAGATAGATGGGCCAAATGATGGATAGGCAAGTTCAACTGCTACTGGAGCTGTTGAGGCATAGGTAAATGCCTGGGCTGAAGATGCGCCCATTGGCATAATCTGAACTGTAGGGTTAGCCGCAGTTACTGCCTGGTTAAGAGTTAGAGTTGTTCCAGAAATTGATTGGATCCAAGTTCCATCAGGAATAGCTGATCCGCATAGACGCTGACCAACTTGTAAACCTGTTACAGAACCTACGGTTGCAATATTAGATCCTGAGTTGATAGCAAGTGTGATTGAGGCCACACCAGCTTGACCACGAGTAACACCGGTAAAGGTTGTAGCTGTCAAACCAGCATAGTTTACATACTCATATGTTGAGGCGTTACGGATGGCAATGGTTCCATTTGATGGGAAACCGGATGTGCTATTAACCACAATTGTTGAGTCTGTAGTTGCTACAGAAGAGGTGATAAATGTGGCTGGTGGGATAGTAACAGACTCATAACGAGCAGGTAAGTTACCTGAACGCATGTAAGCTTCGTTGTTAACGTTGTTGTTAGGCATCTTGTGTACATAGGTAACGTTACCCTTTGCACCACGAAGACCCCAACGAATAAATCCAGCACCATACCAGGTGTAGTCAATGTAGAACATCTGCATCTTAGACAGGTCAACGGTAATACCTGAAGGTCCTGTACCGTCCATCTTATCAATATTCCATGCAGATTGTGGAATCTTAAGTTCTTGTGTCTTAGAAACAATTACATAGTTAGCAGAAGCACCACGGTATGATGGGCTAATGGTAAGTGAGGTATCAGATGCAATATCGGTAATACGATATGACTGACCACGAAGTACGATGTAATCTCCTACTACAGCTTGCTTAGAGAAAGCTGTTGGATATGCAGCATTTGTCTGCGTAACAGTATTTGAACCATTAGTTACAGTTGCCTTACCAGAAAGCTGGTATGTTGAGTTACGACGAACAGCGTAAAGAGTCTGGCCATCCCACTCAAAGTAAAGACCATTTTGCTGATCAAAAATACCTAGACGAGTAGCGGCACCATTCCAGTTATTAACTGAAAGGTTATAGTTACCTGAAGCTTGAGCAGAAGATGGGGTTGTAAGGGCGTTATATGTAAAGGTGTTGTAAGCATTTACGCTCTGTACGGTAAATGTTCCATTATAAGCAGATTCATTAGCACCGGTAATAGTGATGCTAATACCTGGCTGCATGTTGTGCTTTTCACGAGTCTGAACTGTTACAACGTTACCGGATGCAGTCAAAGCATCAATAGATGCATAAGGCTTAAGGATTGTTCCAGAAGACATCTGGATACCTTTACCTGACTGATAGCGGAAATAACGGCGGGTTTGACGAATAGCAGACTCAAAGTTTGAGTTAGCGTTTGTAGAGAAGAGAACTCCACCATCAAATGCACGGTGTAAGAACTGAGCCTGTGGGCGCATAAAGATTGCGGCAGCAGAAAATGTTAGTGTTCCAGAAGGAGCAGTTTGAGTATAGTAAGAAAATGTAGTTCCATTAGTAATTGTATTAACTGTAAACGAACCGTTAGGTGGGTTAGCACCTGTAGTTGTAATACCTGTAACAGCAACTTCATTACCCAAAGATAGACCGTGAGGAACAGTTGTAACAACCGTTACAACGTTACCCGAGTAGGTAACTGATGATGGCGCAGATCCAATTTGAGCATTTGTATATAGAGTACCTGTGTAAACAGCCGTCTTATTGGGATCAAAGAGTGAGTTAATGCCGGTAATGTTTACAGCACGTCCTGTATAGGTAAAGTAGTTATAGCCTGAGAATCCTCCAGAACCAGCGCCTGTAGACTCTACGATAAAGTTACCGTTAGCAATAGAGAGGTAGGTATCTTGAATTGTAACCGGGGTACCAACACCTGGAAGTGCTGAGGTTGAAGTTAGGTATACATATACGGTACGGCTAGCAGTTGCCATTTGTACATCGTATACAACACCGATAGGTGCAGCAGATGCTGCAGCAAAGGGACGATTATCAATCATGGCTAGGTTTTCCCACTTAGACTGCTGGGTACCATATTCAAAGTCTGTATCAATAAGTGCTTGCGGGGTTGTCACACGAAGCTTATTAGTTGGGTCAAGTTGAGATTCAGCAGGAGTAAATGCTTCTGCATATTCGTCAATAACAATCTGTAGCTTATCTGTAGAAGACATAGCTGTCGTATTGTAGTTAAGGACTACTGTTGCAATATCAGAACCGTATGCGTCTACGCCGTTAACAAAAGAGGTGAGGTTTAAAGAAGGGTCAGAGAAGTTAAAGATGACCTTGTTCTTGGTAACGTTAGTAATCAGTACTAGACGTTCCTGTGGGAAGGAGCGAGGGATTACGATTGTTCGAGTAGCTGGATTAAATGTGTATCCAGTTTCGAGGAGTACTTTACGTGCCATTTATTACGCTCCTAATAAAATATCTGCTGCTTTGAATGGGTAGGCGGTTGTCTTTGTATTAGTGACAGGACCTGCCATAATACGAGCATCGAATGTTGAACCAGCTGGGGGTACTTCTGAAAAGCTTAGATAACCGTCAAAATCTACCATAAATCCATCCCAAGGCATATATGACTGCCATACATACTCCGGGAAGTTTACGGTTTGAAGTATACCATTAACCGTCATTAGTATACGCAGAGGGTTAGAAATAGTCAGGGTATCTCCACCATATGTTGGTATAAACCGGCTTTCAATACCATCAAATTTAAGGGCTAGAGAATCTAGCGGGGTAATGTCATCTTCCTGCCAAGATACACCAAGATTAGCTGTAGGGTCAACAACAAGTACTTGGTTGACTGTACCAATAGGGAGTACATCAACTACGGCTGTAGTCTTACCCAGAACCATATCACCCTTATTAAGGATGTTAGATTGCTTGATAGCATCTGTCATCTGGAAGGCGGTAAAGGAGATGAGGTCTACTACGTCGCCAATCTGAAGACCGGCAAGGAAGGTAACGCTAGATCCAGTGGTAGCTGTATAGTCAGAGTTGCGGACCATGAGTACGCCGTTTAGGTATACCTGTTCAGACCCAATGGTATAGCCAAGGTTTAAGCCGCCATCTGAGTTACCAGATAAAACGGTAGTTCCTGTAGTTGTAACAGTCTTAGCCCAACGATATTGAGTGCCAGCACCTAGGGTAAGATTCCAAGAGGTACCATCCCAAGTCCATTGACGACCTGAGTAATATATTGAGGCCCCTACTATAGGGCTAGCGGGAAATGTAATAGCCATTATATATACAACCAAATAATTCCTATTTGACCACTAGTAGGACTAGTTCCATTATTACTTCTTCCATTAAAATTAGCAGTACTTTGTGTTATTGTTATTCCATTAACTGTTTGTGGATTAGATTTACTACCTATACTACTTGAATTGCCGCCAGATTGATAATAACCTACTTCATAAGATTGAGAATAATTTACAGCTATTGGGGTAGCAAATAAATATCTATATTGACCATAAGCATCAGTAGTGTAGGAAGATGTAGATGCTAAAATAGAGGTATTATTATTATTTCCAGAGTATAAAATTGCAGTTCCAGGATTTGTACTTGGTGGACAGCTTATTCCAGCAAATAATACGGTTCCACTTCCACCAGTTATAGTAGCAATAATATCATCTTCCGGCCCACCATAACCCCATCCTGAAGTCCCACTTGCTGTTCCAAATACAAATGGGGTTAGTAAACCATTAATAACTAATGTTAAAGTTCCACTTTGAGTAGTGGTGCTGTTTGCGTCTGTCGCATTAACTGTAAAAGTACTTGTAGCAGCAGCTGTTGGTGTTCCAGAAAGTAAACCGTTTGAAGATAAAGAAAGCCCTGCAGGTAAAGAACCAGTTGCTAATGTATAGGTAGGTGCAACACCTGAGTCGTCTGGTGCAGACAACTGATAAGAGTATGCAACAGTTCTAGTACCAGAAGTAATAGTACCTGAAGTAATCCATACTGGGCCACTATCAGATAGTGTAAATGCACGGTCTACATAGTTTCCACCAGAGTCGGTAGCTCTAAGATTAAAAGTAACAGGTGAGGAAACTGTAGGAGTTCCGGATATAATTCCTGAAGAAGATCCAATAGATAAACCGGCTGGAAGAGAATAACCCGGCGCTACCGAGTAGGTAATAGTACTTCCACCATCGGCATCTGTTGCTACTACCGTGGCATTAAATGGTACGTTTTTAGAAAATACCCCGATAACTCCTGACGCAGTAGTCCAAGAAGGTGCTGCACCAGCTGTAATTCCATTACTTAGTACATTTACCGCAGAACCTGTTGGGTCTGCAACCCCAGGATTAAGAACTTTTAAAGTATATGGGCTAGCGGATATTGGAAATACGTCTGGACGTGTAACAATTAAAGACTGAGGGGTACCAACTACTACTGACTTTGCAGGATAGGTATTAGCATCAGAGCCATAAAAAGTAGCCGTAATACCACTAGCAAAGTTACCACCTGTTACAGTAGTTGTACTATTTACGTTAGGAAGTGAAGATGGAGAAACACCGGTAATATAAGGACCGGCCGTTGTCTCTGCTGTTTCTTGAGAAGTAGCGTAAGTGGTTTTATAGGTAAATCCAATAACGTCACC